TTTGAGCTTCAACAAGGGCATCGGTATATTGAGTGATTAAAGGGGTATCGTCTCTAATCATCTGTTCAAGTTCTTTTAACCTGTCCCCATACCCCTCATCAGTAACAAGTTTGTCGTATTGATCTTGAGCGTCTCTAATGTCAACTTCAATGCCTGCGGCAACACTGGGGTCTACCTCACCAGATTCAAAATCATCTATGCTGTTAATCTCTCTAAGCCGCGCATTTTGAAGATTCTCCCAAGCAGCTTGGACTTCTTCATATTTTTCTTCGTATTCAGCTATATTCGATTTATATCTAGGTACTGTCTCATCAAGGAGTGCGGCAAGTCTAGCGGCTTCTTGGTAATCCCCTGAAATCTTGTCTATAGTATCCCCAACAAAATCGCCTATACTAGAATCATTAATTACCTCATGTAGTTCTGACATGCCATAAGCAGATATAACGGCCATGACTTGTTCAAATGCCTCTTGTCCCGAACCACCAGACAAGGCTACTGCGGCAGTGCGTTGAAACGCTGCTGTAATAAACCCCATTTGACTATCAGTAACATTAGGGTTGGTAACTATATAGTCGCTTACAAATTGAGTCGTTAGCACTCCTCGGGATAGTGCGTTTGCCATCATTTCTGCTGTGATATCTTGCCCAGTAAGTTCAGCGGCTAATGCAGTTCCCACCATATTCTGAACAACATTGGGCAACATTCTAGTACTAGTCACTCCGGTACTTGGGTCAGTAACTTCTACTTCCCAACCAACTTGCTCACTAATCTTACCTATACCTGCAGACACGGCAGCGGTAACTCCACCCCTAACAAAAGCATCGAGGGGGTCTTCTCCGTATATAACAGCTTTTGCTGCTTCAACAGTGCCTGATGTAATTGCTTGTACTGCTACTTCCTTTGCGCCCTCGCTAAGGGCTTCGCCAACAATACTATCAACAAATGGGGCAGTGTGCTGTGCTACTTCCCCTCCTACTTTTCCTGCAACATAAGAAACAGCAACAGTTTTAATCACATCCCCCAGACTTCCCCCATCTGCAGCAACTTGTGCACCGTCTATCAAAGGTATAGCCCATGCATTACCTGTTGAAATAGCAACTATTTTAGCTAATGTTGCTATTGGGTTTTCCGTCATGCCTTCTGCGAATTCCCCAGTAAACTCTATAACGGGCTTTACGATTTCATCAACTGCAAATTCAAAAACATCTTTGAATCCTTCGCCAATCCAATCAACTACCCCGACTACAGCGTCAACAAGAAAACTCAAGTTATAGCCCTCGCATTAAAGGTTTTTTACCTAAGCGCATAAACACGACATACTTATCTGTGTCCCGGTATTTACCTATTTCAATCTTAGTGTCTTGCTGATCAGCTCTACGTTTAAACAATTTAAACCCATTTAAAAACACAGGACCCGTAAATTCTGTTGAATAGTGAGTAATACCTTTTTGTTGCAGGTATGTAAAATACTTAAACCCGTTCACAATAAAATTTCTACCTGTGTCAACATTAAACGCTCGCCCCACCATTTTCTTTTTGTTTTTACCTTTCCCCGTATGCCCAACAAAAACAGTATTGCCAATTTGTACAAGATCAGTTTCAGGTAGTGTGAACTCAGCCGCAACTGCGCCTAATACCGCTTCTTTTGGGTATTTCATATCTGCCATGTTGTAGGCAGATTGAGCAACAATTTCAGGGCCGTTTAACAGTTTTTCTTTGCTGTTTACTAGCTCCATGTCACACCTCTCGTGAAAACAATGCAGCAGAATATATATTGCCCATGCCAGCAGCAAGACTGAGCATTAAGCCTTCAGGTATAGGGGCGTCAGAGGACAGAAACACAGGATCATCCTGAGTTCTATTTAGGATTTTCGGCACGAAGCCGCTTTCTAGGTCGCGTAGCAACAATCCAGTCTCCAATAGTCCGCTAGCACCCATCGTATGCCCAATACGTGGTTTGTAGGATGTTGCTACAAACTCGTTTAGAGAACGTAAGAGTGCCGATTTTTCCGCAGCATTGTTGACTGGCGTGCCAGTTCCATGCGTTTTAACTAACCTTACATCATTTTGATGTGCTTTGGCTACAAATAATGCACCTTCGATAGCTTTACTAAAGCCTGAACCGTCATCACGTTGCCCTAGAGGGTTTGTATTGTCCTCTGCGGAGCTATACGCGCCAACGAATTTAGCTAAAGGGTCAGCCATACCCGCGTGTTCTTTTTCAAATATCGCAACTACAGCACCTTGTCCAATATGAAATCCTTGGTTCTTGTCATCAAACGCAGAGGGCTGACGTTCTCCTTCATCTCTGTACTGCAAGCTAGCACCTGCTTCACCAAAGAACTCTAGGACAAGGTTGTTCACACTATCCTCACCACTAAATACAATAACTCGGTCAAATCCATAGTTATCCATTAGTGTTTGCATATTCATTAGTACATGTAGGCTAGATGCGCAAGCGCTAGCATCTGTTGACACATGATCATGTACGCCAAACATACTTGCAATACGGCCTGCGTATATGTTGGTTAATACAATAAATGGTACTTTTACCTTGTAATGCAGTTTTGTATCGGGGTCTTTGTCATACCGCCCGTTATTACCCATCCAACCCTGATTACCAGCGGCAAAGATAAACCCAGTCTTACCTTTAACGGGGTTGTCAGCTACGTAGCTACGCAACTCGTCATCAATAAGGCTTTCTATTAACACGTGTGGAGGGTATTTTAACCCTGATTTTGCTCTACGAAACGTATCTGGCATTATGTGGGCATGTTGTGGATATGGTATATCATCGACCAAAGTAACCTCAGGGGTGCACGCTGTACGGCATTGGGTCATATAAATCATGCTAGTTCCCTCACAAGTGCTTCTACTGAATCAAATTCATCTTCAGGGTCTTTTGTTTTATTGTTTTTGATAAACTCTTGTAGTAATTGAACACTTTCATATGGCCAATTATCATTAGTTTCTTCGTCTTCAGGGATGCCGTAGGCTTCTCCAAGCACAAAAAAAGTTAATGTTACATCTAGGCTATCAAGATTAGTTACGTCTTCAGTTATCGGCGTTGCTAAAGATTCGGCGGGTATGAAGTCATTTGTAACTACTTTTTGTGCTGCGCCGACAGCATTAAACAACTCTAAAAAATTAAAACTCATGGTTCGCTCCTATTAAAGGGTCTAACCAGTATAGCTATTACTTGGTATTAGGCAAGCGCGCACTATGAGTTGCTAACAAATGATAAGGTAACTGACGCTGCAGCCACAGCAGGTCTAGGAGATGAAGCAGTGTGAGCATGTAGTTCTATGTTTGTATCATCAGTTGCCCAAAAAACCTCTACGTAATCATTTGCGGAGAGAGCTAGGGAACCGTCCCAATTAGCAATATCCTTCTTACCAGTCCCTGTTATGCTGTACTCATGGGCACTATACACTTCGTCAGTGCCATTTTTCTTGAGCCACACTGATACGTTTTTAGCTGAAGCGTTAGTAGACTCTAACTGTAAAGTTGTTTTCACGTGATACACACCATCGCTGGCTACAGTTAAACGTGAGTTACTTACTACACTAATACCACTACTGCCTCGCACCACATTAAAAGTTACAGCGTACCCTGTATTTGCGCTAGAAGCGGTTTGATCTATGCTACTGTAGAAAATACCATAAGGGAACGAAATAAACTTGCCACCATTATCTTCGGCAAAAACGGTAGATACCATAGTAACCAAGCGGTTAAAGAACAAGCGTAAAATGTTACTATTCTGGTCAACAAATGTCCGTTCGTAAGAGTCTGGAGCTAGTGGTAACGCAGGAGGTTCAACACGTTGTAGTTCATTAGCCACTAACGCCTCCCATCAGGGCGCATGTCTACTCTTGGAGACCCAAGCTGCCATTTAACCCCAATATCAGCCGATTCTATTTGGATAGCCATCTGCCGCCCACGAACCCGCGTGTTTACCTGCCCTGTAAATTCTTCAATGGGTACTGTAGCCGTACGTGTTACCGTACCTGTTGCGCTTCCACCTTCTGAATACGGCGTGTTATACCCCGACCCTGAATTAGCAAGGGGGAGTAATGTCATAGTTGCACTGGGGGAGGTAGCTGTAGACCCTTCAAAGGTAACATCAGGTATAATACGCCACACAAATGCAAATTTGTCTCCATCATCTATATCAAATTGTCCTGAAGTTATAGTCGCTGCAATTGGCGCAGTGGTATCTGTTTGGTTATCGTCAGTACCTTGCTCATGATTGACAAGATTATAGCTATAGGTTGCAGCTAGTGGAAAATCTCGTAGCCCAGAATCTAGCCATGCTGTACGTGCTAAAGTACCGTAATACCATGTTTTGTCCAAATAATTAAACACCACGTACCGATCTACTAACTCACTGCTTTCGGAACAGTAAAACCACCAAACTTCGTGAAACGCTTCGTTTGTACCTGCAAATACTTGGTCGTACTGCAAAGTATTAAAATCGTCAAATACGTAGCGGCGTACGTTACAAGGTAGTGGTTGGCTACGGCCATCATACATGTAGAATTTATCTTTACCCATCCAAAACGCGGTGCCACTAGCAAAAGCTACAGTATTTTGAGATGCAATAGATATATTGTCCCCAACTAGTTGTGCCCCCCATACCGCAGGAGCGCCTTGATACTGTAAGGAGTATAGTGAAGAGTTGGTCCAAACGAGGACCTCTTGACGTGCTTGTTTAGCTGCGACTATCTCAGTTCCCCGCGACAGTCTCAAGGACCCCGCTTGGTTTGTAGATGCCGGAGTCCATTTTACCACGTCTTCTTGATCAGACCAGCGGATAAGCATTGGGTCAACTGTAGCACTACCAACATCATTAGTACCAAAACAAAACACAAAACGGTTTATGTCTGATACCAAAATCAAGTTTTGTGAAGTTGGTACATCGGATGCACCGCTAAGAGATGACAAGTAAACACCACGTGTGTTTACCCCGTTTGTTGCATCCCAGTAGAAAATATCACCCCCACGAGGGCCAAATACTAGGTCTTCACCAAAGTTAGCTTGACTCCATAAACGTATGGCTTCGGTAGACACACCACCTGTACCCCATACACCTGCACCCCAAGTGCCACCACTCCAACCAGAAAGTGGGATTTCATACGGCTCTCCAGTACGTATTTGGTATGCACCAACTACTGATGCCCCACCGTTGGCTGTATCTGATGCATTAGCTGTAGCTGTAGCAGTTATTGTATAAGAATTAGCAGAGGGGGTAGATACAATTTGGTATTCGGCATTTAGCACAACAGCGGTTATATTGCCACCAAGTGATACTGCACCACTAAACGTAACAAAATCGTTTTCACGGGCACCATGACCTGTATCAGTAACAGTAAGTGTTGCTGACCCATTAGTGGCCGCAAATGTTACGTCTCCTGCGGAAGTAGTGCTACGAATAGGTGTAATGTCGTTATATCCACCACCTTGCTCTAAGTAAAACTTGAGGTGCGTGCCAACGCCAATAAGATTAATGCTACCTAAAGTAACCCAGTTCCATAGAGATCGGCACACCCCCAGAAACGAAGTTCCTGAGATACGTTGCCAACCACCTATTTTTTCGGGAAAGCCCTGTCTGAAGCGTACTTTATCGCACTCATACCATCCCGCTTCATCGGTGTAGCGTGTTACTTCTCTATTGATACCGGGTTTAAATACTAACTTCTTTAAAGCCATAGTCCACCTACACTGCTTCAATAGTTGTTTTCATGTGATAAGCTCGAAATGAGGACCATCTAAAAAAGGTCTACGCGACTGACTTCTGCGCAAATCGATATAGGCGTTCATAGCTTCTTCTGAAGTACCTTTATAATTACGGATATCCCCTTCGGACCAAGCCGCGCCCCACTTAACAGCTACACCTACCACTATTGCGGCTTTCCTGAAAGCATCACAAATATCATCGTAGACGTTTATTTCCCAAACTACGTCAGGTCCGTCATAGGCAACAACATCTACCGCA